TTATTACAATTATATTTACTATTCCTTCAGCAATTATTATATATATCGCTTTGTTAATTGTGTTATTAATAACATTTATTTATACACTTGGAATTAAAGAGGAGAAGAAATAACATGAAACCATATGATGTTGGGCTTGTTTGCGGGCGTTTTCAAACGTTCCACAAAGGCCATGAAAAACTTATTGATACTGGGTTATTACTTTGTGATCGAATGCTTATTCTCGTCGGTAGCGCTCAAGAATGCGGGACAGAACGTAATCCTTTGAATGTCAATACTAGAATCAAGATGATACGTGAAGTGTATGGTGATGATCCAAACATTATGATTTATGCATTATCAGATCTCACTGATGAAAATGATATTACTCCAGATTGGGGTAGATATCTTCTTCAAAATGTGGATCGGTATATTTATAAAAATCCAGATGTAATGATTTATGGTAATGATGATAGCCGGAGCGGATGGTTTGATAAGAAAGATTTAAAGAACACAACCGAATTAATCATTAATCGTGAAGAATTACCCATCTCTGGGACCATGTTGAGAGCACTTATGATACAGGATAAACGGCGAGAATGGATGACTTTTGTTAATCCTAAGTTACATAAAATGTATGATGAAATTCGTAGTGAACTTATGGAAAGCATAAGGGAGAATTAATATATGGAATTTGCAAAAGCAATAGCATGGATTTCAACTGCAGTAGCAGTAATAATAGGCATGAAAATTACAGAATCGCCATGGTGCTTGTGGGCGTTTTTGTTACCATTATCAATGAGTTAAAGTTACATGATAATGTAGATGTGGAATTTGAAATTTTAGCAGAGGAGTTTAAAAGATAAACATGAATAATATTTATTTGGTTATGAGAGAAAAAGACAATGTAGTTGTGTCTATTATGCTGAATAAATCAGATCATACATATTCTTTTGTAAATCTTACAAAAGGACATATTTGTACTTGCAAATTTGCTACATTTGAAGATGCTATAAAAGATATGGAGGAGAAGAAAGACAATGGAGAAGTCATAGATTATATAAAATTACTATGAATTATAAAGAAAGAACTGATTCTAAAGAGGTTTTAAATGGCAAAATATTTAATGAAATATAAAGGTACTTACAGACTAAAAGCTGCAATAGATCAAAGTACCAATGATTATCCCAGAGATGATTCTGGAGGAATAGATCCAAGTTTTGATGATATTTATATTAAGTGTTATGGTGGTGCTCAAATATATCATTATGGTTTTTCTACTCTTGTAGCTTATATCCCATCTATAGGAAGAGGACACAATATTTTAAAAGCTATAGCTAATGATATTGGGTTACCGGAATATGAAACTTATGAAGAATTATATAAGGCACTTGAAGATGAAGGAACTGTACGAAGTATCATGGAAAACGACAAAGAAATAGAGTTTAAGTTCCATGCTCGTAAGTTAGAATACATAGCACTTTTTCTTAAACCTGCGATTGCAGGAGCTGATATTAGTCCTTTCTCGACTAAGAACTTACCCAAATGTGATTACCCTATTCCTGAGGAAGATTTAGCAGAATACAACGCTATTTTGGATTCTATGGACAGTAAGGATTACTTGTTAGTCTCTAGGGTAACCGATGCTTTTTTGACCAATAAACTTCAAAAAAGTAAGCAGTATAGGACAATTGATTTGAAAAAAGATATGAAGAAAAAATGTTTAAAAACTAAAGAATATATCCATTCATTAGGCGAATGGAATGAATATATTGAATATTTAAAAAAGGAGATTTGTAAATGCGGATCGAAAGATTAACTTACGTTACTGAAAATGGAGAGATTTTGTTCCACCCAGACGGTTATCCATCTGATAAAGGACTTACAATTAAGCAACTTGCAAAAAACAAAAGATGGAAAATTCTTAATAAAATTGCTCGTCAATTAGCAAATTATGAACAATCTGACAATATTAAACAATCAATAAAATTAAGTAACGATATAATACTTTATTATATTGATTTTATATGGTCGAAATGTCATAAAGGAATAGAACACGATGGATATAGTGATGAATGTAACCATTGTAACGACTATGGATGTAGTAGTAAGAAAGAATACTATATAGACACGATTAACCTTATTAGTCACTTGGATTATATTTCTAAAAAGGATATTGGTAAAAAATACTTTTTTACGTATGAAGAAGCACAAACTAAACTAAAAGAATTGCAAAATGCTCATTTAATATAAAGTTATACTCAGATAATATATACATTAAATTACATACAAAAAGGAGATTAATAATATGGCAAAAAGAGTAGCAAGATTTGAGAAAGTTACATACAGACAGTTTGAAAAAGATTGGATTGATGCATTTAATGTTCCTGAACTAAATATGTCAACTAGGCGAAATATTAAGGATATTTATGATGCAATTACGTTACCTAAAAGAGCAACAAAAGGCAGCGCAGGATATGACTTTGTAAGTCCTTTGACATTTACTTTAAAGCCGGGTGAAACCATTAAAATTCCTACAGGGATCAGATGTGAAATGAACATAGATTGGGTCCTAATGTTATATCCTAGAAGTGGATTAGGATGCAAATATGGGTTAAATCTCATGAATCAAACAGGTATTGTGGATTCAGATTTTTATTACAGTGATAACGAAGGACATATCTTTGTTAAACTGAAAAATAATGGTGATAAAGAATGTACAATTAGAGAAGGTGACAATGTTGTACAGGGAGTATTTTTAGAATATGGTATTACTATTGATGATGAAGTAACAGGCATAAGAAATGGTGGATTTGGAAGTACAACAAAGAATAAGTAGAGGTGTAAACGCTTATGAAGAATAGAGAGAAATTTGCTAAAGAGATTTTGGATATTGCTTGTAATGGTAGGAGTATAGCAGTAACAAAAGAAAATAAAATCGCTTATTGTAGTAATATATCATGTGAATCATGCATGTTTGATGATTGTGGTAAACATATTGGACGTTCACAGGCATGCTCCGATCGATTACGTGAATGGGCTGAATCAGAATATGTAGAGAAACCTACAATTACATCAAGAGAAAAGAACTTCCTTGATGCCCTTCTGTCTAATTGTAAATATATTGCAAGAGATATCAATAATGATCTTTATATTTACTATAATAAACCAAGACGTAATTCTATGAATGAATTGTGGATAACTGAAGATAGTAATTATTTTTATGTATCAAGAGATATGTATGGTAATATGTTTAACTTCATTAAATGGGAGGATGAAGCACCTTGGGGCATTGAAGACTTGAAAAAATTAGAGGTGAGAGACGAATAACATATGATTACAACAGACAGAGAAAAAGCTATATGCGAAAAATATAGCGCATATGATAAAAATAATCGTGTCCATTGTAATGAGTGTCCACTTAGTAAAGGGAATCCTACTCAATATGACTTCCGGTGCAAAGCGAACAGTCATTATAATAGACACACTCGTGCATGGGAATATGATGATTAAGAAAGGATAATTATGAAGATTCGTTTAAACAATTCTACAGATGCTAAAACTGTAGTATCTATTGCAAATAAATTTAAAGATTGTGATATTGATGGTAGTATAGGACGATGCATTATAGATTTGAAATCTATATTAGGAGTATTATCATTTGGCCTTCCGAAAGTAATTGATGTTACAGTAAGAAGCGATGATAAAGCTTTAGTTAAAGAATTTGAAGATAGTGTAATGTTCTGGAGGTGCGATGACGATGGATGAAATGTTAACTCCAACAGATATACAAAAACATCTTAAAATAGGACGTAACAAGACATATCAGCTTATTCAATTAAGTTCTTTCCCTAAAATAAAGATAGGAAATACATACAGGATTCCTAAAGAAAAGTATCTTAAATGGATATCTGATAATATACGTAAAACAATATTTTTATAGTAAAAAAATGGGAGCTATATCGAAATGATATAACTCCCTTATTTTTAATCAAGTAAATTTATGACTTCTGATTTATGTTTATTCATGATATGCATATATATGTTATAAGTTGTGGAAACATCTTCATGTCCGAGTATCTCTGATATCACCTTAATATCTACAGGCTGGTTCTGTTCCCATCCTTTCTGCAGCAGCATGGACCCAAATGAATGTCTGAGATCATGTAAGCCGAAGCCATTAGATTCAATATCAGCTCTCTTGAGGATCGCTTTAAGCGTCCTAGTAAGAGTTGACTGTGATGGTGGAATATTATTTTCAGTTACGAATATGTGATCATCTCCGGATGCTTTTAAGCCAGGAGAGACAGTTTTAAGCCAGAGCAGCTGTTCCTTTGCACGATTTGCCAGAGGAATGACTCTGATTGACTTAGGACGCTTTGGTGTATCTATGAGCCACTGATATTTGCCATCTACTTTGATACGCTCCATTGTCTTATCTATGTTAATGGTATTATTCTTAAAATCTATATCTTTCCATGTGAGAGCATAAGCTTCTCCTATACGCATGCCAGTATAAAGAACTAACAGACAGAACCTGGCATTACGTCCATAGATGTAATCACCTGTCCTTACGCCGGGCAAAGCAGAATCTGCTTTCATAAGAGCCGTCTTATAAAACTTCTCAGCTTCTTCTAAAGATAAGAAAGAATGTTCTTTCTTCTGTACTGCATATTTTGACTTATGCGGCATCTTAATCCCTTTTGCAGGATTCTCTGTGATAATATTACAGGATACAAGATAGTCGAAAACAATATTGAAAAGAGTGCGTGTCTTTTTAACAGTGCTCTCAGAATATTTCTTCGACATATTTGTATAGTATGTTTGAATGACAATCTTGTCTATAGCAGCCATCTGGACATCAGCAATCGGATTAGTTTTAATATAGCAGCGATTTGTAGACTGAAGAGTAGCATAGTTGTTCGTCTTGAAGGTTGGCTCCAATGTCTGCAGGATATTATCTATGCATTCCCCAAGAGTCATCTTACGATAATCTTTTTGGTTAACCCTCATACTCTTAGCTTCAAATTCTTGTATCTTGCGTCTTACATCAGCTTTTGTCCTTCCTACAAATTCTTTCCGGCTTGTCATACCATCATATTTCTTACGGTACCTATAGTATGTAATGTCATTCTTTGTTACAGTATCCCATGATCCTGAACCTTTTTCCCTTCTTGCCATATACATCCCTCCGTTGTGTAAATTTACACTAATTTTACTTACAAAATAAAAAACTTTACTTTTTTCCAAAATTATGATAATATGAATTATGTGTTAAGTAAATTATAGCATACGGATAAGGATGAAGCAATAATTATTTCCCCCTTATCAATGCGGGAAATGAAATATTCCCCCTTATTTCACCCTTATGAATTAAATTTAATAGGGTGAAAGAGGTACAAACTAACACGATTAGGTATCAAGTTTGACAACTGAATATCTCTTATAAAATTGTTTTAAAGCCAGTAAAATCAATACTTTCCAGTATTTACAAGGGTTTTAAAAGATTGATTTTCAAGATACGCGCCTGTAGCTCAGTGGATAGAGCAGTGGTTTCCGGTACCATGTGCGGGGGTTCGATTCCCTTCAGGCGTGCTGCCTGGGACGTATGTACAGTTCCGGTGCGTTGTATCACAGGAGTTATCAGAATCGGGAACTGTCAGAAATCGTATGCGGCAGTGAACGGAGCAAACGGTAACTCATAAGGAGGACAAGAACTTGGATGATTTTAGAGAATGGTTATCAGATAATCTCCGGTATTTTATGCTGGGTGGAGCTATTCTGATAATTGTGGTTGTCCTGTTTTGCGGCATTCGAGCCTGTTCCGGAAGTAATAAGGGGAATTCCGGAGATGAACAGAAAACCACATCCGAAGACCAGGGAAATGTTCCTTCTTCTCCGATAAGTGAAGGGGAGTCTGACGAGAAGAAAGAAGACGCCAATCCCATGGAAACAGCAGATGCAGATGTTACTGCATTGATCACGAGCTATTATCAGGCTCTGGGGGAAAAAGATATTGCAACGCTGAAGACTCTGGAAGATGATTTTACACCGTCTGACGAGTCAAAAGTCACAAATTTGAAAGATTATATCGAAGGGTATGAAGTAGGCGATGTGTACACGAAGAAAGGTATGACAGATGATTCTTACGTGGTTTACGCCTGTTTCTCGTATATCTGTCAGGGCGTTGAGACCAAGGCCCCTGCACTGACTCAGTTCTATGTATATAAGAACAGCGAAGGAAACTGGGTGATCAATAACGGAGCTTTACAGGATTCTGAGATTTCCGCATATATGGAAAAACAGTTATCAGACAGTGATGTTTCAGCTCTTATAAAGAAGGTGCAGAATGAACTGGATCAGGCACAGCAATCTGATCCGTCTCTTGAAGAATTCCTGAATGGTCTTGGGGAGGAAGCAGGTGTGTCAACAGAGGCAGAAGATGGCACGATGCTTACTGCTTCGGAGGAATGTAATGTACGCGCAGAAGCCAGCACAGATGCTGATATCCTTGGCGTGATCTCAGCAGGTGATCAGGTTCAGAAGACAGGTACTGATGGTGAATGGGTTCAGATCGACTACGACGGTCAGACCGGATACATCAGAGGAGATTTACTTGAATAAAATTGAATATGGAACGTAAAAAATACAGGCGGTTATCCTTGTGGTAACTGCCTGTATTTTTTACGTTCCGTTTTTCTGACATTGTTCTTGTCAGCTTCTGCCGGAGATTTTGCTGTTCTTATTACTTTTCGCAACTTCCGCAAGGGACTTACTTGATTCGATTAAATTCACCGTATGTAACTCCTGTCGATAATTTTGTCTGATGCAGGGAAGCCAGTTCGTGCACTGTTACAAGCTGATAGCCTTCTTCGATAAGCTGCGGAATCAGGATCTCGGCTGCATCTACAGAGGTGCTGAAGATATCGTGCATCAGAATAATGGAACCATCTTTTACATTATTCATGACTTCCTCAACCGTAGATTCCACATCCTGCGTTTTCCAGTCCAGAGTGTCAATGGACCACAGAATCATCGGGGTTCCCACAGTTGATTTTACCGTATCATTAACAGATCCATATGGCGGGCGGACCACCGAAGCTCCCTCACCTGTAAGATTTACAAGCTGTTCATCCACTCTTGCAATTTCTGAACTGATCTCATCCGAAGAAAGAGTCGCCAGATCCTTATGGTCATAAGTGTGGTTTCCAAGTTCACAGCCCAGTTTTTTCATGCGTTTTACTTCGTCCGGAAAACTGGCAATCTCAGTACCCACCATAAAGAAAGTTGCCTTTGCATTATTTTCTTCCAGACAGTCCAGAAGACGGTCTGTAAAAGAACTGGGACCATCATCAAAAGTAAGGGCGACCGACTTCTTTGCCGTAGATGTACCGGACTTGTCAGAGGTGTCTGACTTACCTGAAGATTTCTTCTTCGAGGATTTTTTCTTTGGTGTATAATCTTTCAGAGAACCATCTGTATCCAGTTCATAAGTTTTCTTATCTATTATCACAGTCCCTGTCTGCAGAATGCCATCCATATCAAAATAATACCGCTTCTTTCCGATATCTGTCCAGCCTGTCTGCATAATACCGGTCTCATCCATATAGTACTGTTTCCCGTCTGTATCTGTGAACCATCCTGTGTATGGCTTATCATCTACCAGAAACATCCAGTTACTTCCACTGGAAGCCCAGCTGCCCTCTGATGCCTCAGGCGAGATATCGGTGCTTAATGCAGGACCGCCCGGAGAAGCTTCAGATGAATCTGAAGAAGTGCGTCCAAACAGTTTCCCGGAAGAAGAATCCGTAAAATTATCATTGCTATCAGTCAATGTTTCCTCAGAAGTAAACTCCGCAGAATCCTGATCTTCTGACACGAAAGCTCCGGTATCGCTGATGGCATCTGCCTGTGAAGTCACAGCGGAAGAACGGGTGAAAATTCCTCCAAGTATCAGACACAGAATAACAGAAAGTGCGATCAGCCACCGGTTTGTACGTGGTAAATGATCTGACATGAAAGCCTCCTTTTTGATAAAATCAATGACAAAAAAGATATCCTGTCATTCGATATCATACAATAAAATCTGACAAAATACAAGGCGATTCCCCATTCCTGCCCTTTTGAAAAAAATTCCAGAAAAATTTCACCGTTGATAAGATGTACAAAAAATTATATAATAGAACAATGGACGAAAAAATCAGAATAAACAAATATTTAAGCGAGGCAGGCATATGCTCCAGACGGGAAGCCGACCGGATGATCGAAGAGGGAAGGATTACGGTAAACGGAAAAAAAGCAGAAAGCGGTCAGAAAGTCAGCCTGGAAGATGAGGTCTGTGCAGACAATATACCTGTCCATAAAAATGAAAAAAAAGTACTGCTTCTTTTTAACAAACCCAGAGGGATCGTGTGCAGTACAAAGCAGCAGTTTGATGAGACAACGGTAACAGATTATCTGGATTATCCTCTGCGTGTTTATCCTGTGGGCAGACTGGATAAAGAATCACAGGGCCTTCTCCTTCTGACAAATGAAGGAGATCTGGTCAATAAGATCATGCGCGCCGGAAACTATCATGAGAAAGAATATTTTGTGACAGTGAATAAGCCGGTGGACAGGGAATTTGTCCGAAGGATGAGCAAGGGAGTCCCTGTTCTTGATACAGTGACCAGACCATGCAGAGTGGTGCAGACAGGAGAATGCAGCTTTCGGATCATTCTGACACAGGGACTGAACCGGCAGATCCGCAGAATGTGCCGGTATCTGGGATATGAGGTACAGAAGCTGAAAAGGATCAGGATCATGAATCTGACTCTGGACGGGATCAGAGAAGGCGAATACAGAGAGATCACAGCACAGGAATGGGAAGAACTGAACCATTTACTGGAATCTTCCACAAGTGAAACAGTGATCAGAACAGGAGAACAGAATGGAAACAGCAGCGATCATGCGAATGAAAGAGCTGGTGCAAAAGCTGGACAGGGCAGCAAAGGCGTATTACCAGCAGGATACAGAGATCATAAGCAACAGAGAGTACGATCAGATGTACGACGAGCTTCAGGCTCTGGAGAAAGAGACAGGCACTGTTCTGGCAAACAGCCCAACCATAAGCGTAGGGTACGAGGCAGTTGACCAGCTTCCAAAAGAAGAACACGAATCCCCCATGCTGTCTCTGGACAAGACTAAGGACAGAGAAGTTCTGAGGGAATTTATCGGGGAACACAAAACGCTTCTGTCATGGAAGCTGGACGGACTGACGATCGTTCTTACCTACGAGAATGGAGGACTTGCCAAAGCAGTTACACGTGGAAACGGTGTGACAGGAGAGGTTGTCACCAATAATGCCAGAGTATTTAAGAACGTTCCTCTTAAAATCCCGTATCAGGGAAGACTGGTGTTACGCGGGGAAGCGATCATTACCTATTCAGACTTTGAACGGATCAATGAATCCATAGAAGACGTTGATGCGAAATACAAGAATCCGAGAAACTTATGCAGCGGTTCTGTCCGCCAGTTAAACAATGAGATCACAGCCCGCAGGAATGTGCGTTTCTACGCATTTACGCTGGTAAGCGCCGACGGGGTTGATTTCCATAATTCAAGAGCCCGGCAGTTTGAATGGCTGAAAGAACAGGGATTTGATGTAGTGGAATACAGGACAGTCACAGCTTCAACGCTGGATGAAGCCATGGAATATTTTTCAACTGCGATCACTGAGAATGATTTTCCGTCGGACGGACTGGTTGCTCTTTATGATGATATTGCATACGGAGATTCCCTTGGAAGAACGGCGAAATTTCCCAGAAATGCTTTTGCATTCAAATGGGCAGATGAGATCAGAGAAACCCATCTTCTGGAGATCGAATGGAGCCCGTCAAGAACAGGGCTGATCAATCCGGTGGCTGTTTTTGAACCGGTTGAGCTGGAGGGAACCACTGTGAGCCGCGCCAGCGTACACAATGTGAGCATTCTAAAAGAATTGCAGCTTGGTATCGGGGATACGATCACTGTATATAAAGCAAATATGATCATTCCGCAGATTGCAGAAAACCTCACACGCAGCAGTAAACTGGAAATTCCGGATACCTGCCCTGCATGTGGCCATGGAACACAGATACAGAAGGTAAATGATGTGGAGGCACTTTACTGTACAAATCCTGACTGTGCCGCAAAGAAGATCAAATCCTTTGCACTTTTTGCAAGCAGGGATGCCATGAACATTGACGGACTGTCAGAAGCAACACTGGAGAAATTCATTGCAAGAGGCTTTATTCATGATTTCGGAGATATTTTTGAGATTGGAAAGCATCGTGATGAGATTGTGGAGATGGACGGATTCGGGGAGAAATCCTTTGAGAACCTGATGACCAGCCTTGATAAAGCTAAGGAGACTACTCTTGCGAAGGTGATCTACAGCCTTGGAATCGCCAATATCGGTCTTGCCAATGCAAAAGTGATCTGCAGGCATTTTGATGATGATCTGGAGAAGATCCGTCATGCAGATAAAGAGGAAATCAGCTCTATTGATACCATCGGACCGGTAATTGCCGGAAGTCTGACTGATTATTTTTCAAACGAGGATAATAACAGAAAACTGGATCATCTGATGAGCCATCTGACTGTTAAGAAAGAAGAAAAGACAGGTGAGCAGATTTTCCGGAACATGAATTTCGTTATCACAGGAAGTGTGGAGCACTTTGCAAACAGAGCACAGGCAAAGGAATTTATTGAGTCTCTGGGAGGCAAGGTGACCGGATCAGTAACATCGAAGACGAACTACCTGATCAATAATGACACAACTTCCAATTCTTCAAAGAATAAAAAAGCCAAAGAACTGGGAATTCCGATCCTTTCTGAAGAAGATTTCCTGAAGATGGCACAACAATAAAATAATAAGAACAGGAGATAAGATAATGCCAATTAAAATACAGAGCGATCTGCCAGTAAAAGAGATTCTGGAAAAAGAAAATATTTTCGTGATGGATGAGTCACGTGCATCCCATCAGGATATCCGCCCCATTCAGATCCTCATTCTGAACCTGATGCCTCTGAAAGAGGAGACAGAGCTTCAGCTTCTGCGTTCCCTTTCCAACACACCGCTGCAGGTAGATGTCACCTTTATGGCAGTACAGAGCCATGAAGCGAAGAATACATCTGTGAGTCATCTGAATAAATTTTATCAGACATTTCCGGAACTGAAAAATAACAAATATGATGGAATGATCATCACAGGTGCTCCTGTAGAGCAGATGGAATTCGAAGAGGTAGACTACTGGAAGGAACTGGTAGAAATCATGGACTGGACAAACACCCATGTTACCTCCACCATTTATCTGTGCTGGGCTGCACAGGCAGGACTCTACCACCACTATGGACTGAAAAAGCGCAAACTTGATAAGAAGATGTTCGGTCTTTTCTGGCATAAAGTGATGAACCGTAAGATTCCGCTGGTACGCGGATTCGACGATATGTTCCTTGCACCTCATTCCAGACATACGGAAGTTCCCATCGAGGATATCCATAACTGTAAAGAGCTGACAGTGCTTGCTGAATCCGATGAAGCAGGGCTTTTCCTTGCAATGGCAGACGGCGGCCGCAAGATCTTTGTAATGGGACATCCGGAATATGATCGTGTGACTCTTGATGGTGAGTACAAACGTGATGTCAGCAAAAACCTGCCCATCGAAATCCCGGAGAATTATTACAAAGACAACAACCCGGAAAACAGACCGCTCCTTATGTGGAGAGCACATGCGAACAACCTGTATACAAACTGGCTGAATTACTATGTCTACCAGTCAACTCCGTTCGACCTGTATGGAACACCGGATTTCAGCGAGATTTAAAAGGTTTGCGAGAAGTTCAATTTCACTATCTTACCGTATTTTTACGCATCTTTATGAAAAATGGTGTCAAAATGGTGTCAAAACTGTGAGAAAATGGTGTCAAAACTGAACAGTAACCGGATATCTATATTCGTTTTGTCAGAATCAAAAACAGGTTGCTGAACAGACATAACCTATATTATAATGTACATATAACCAAACTCACTTGGAGGTGATAATATGCCATTACTTGAAGAGGAATATAGAAAAGAAGAGAAGATTAATGGTGTAATCTATGATATGTCACCATCACCAAATTATCAGCATGGGCTTGTAGATGGTAATATTTATCGAATCATATCAACCGGTTTACAGGGAACACTGTGTTTAGCATTCATGGAGAATCTGGATTATAAATATCATGCACAGGAGAATAATGATTATGTGATACCAGATGTGATGATTATATGTGATCGTAAGCATTTGAAAGGTGGTTCCTATACTGGTACACCCAGATTTATTGTGGAAACTCTTAGCCCGGCAACAGCATTAAGAGATATGACTGTGAAGAAAGAAATTTACCAGGCAGCAGGTGTAGAAGAGTATTGGATCATCTCACCGAAAGAAAGAGCAGTACAGATTTATTATCTTGAGGATGGTAAATATGATTTGAAGTATAGCTATATCTTGCAGGATGATCCAGAAGAAGAACATTATAATGCAGATACAGTGGTGACACTGAAAGATTTTCCGAAAATCTCCATGACATTGGCAGAGATGTTTGAGAATGTAGAATAATATGAGCAGCATGAAAGCCCTCGGGAGTTAATCCTGGGGGGCTTTTGGTATAGCCAAATCCGTTGAAGTATGTTATTATATGCATCAGTTCTCAGAATCGGGAATATTCAGTTGAGATAAGAAAGGACACAACAATCATATGAACATAGGAAACAATATAGGAAATATCATGAAGATCACAGGCGCATGGAACACCTTTAAGAGCAATCATCCCAAGTTCCCGGCATTCTGTCAGGCAGTTTCACGCAAAGGGCTTAAAGAAGGAAGCATCATTGAAATTGCGATCACCACTCCTGAGGGAGAGAAGATTGAGACAAACCTGAAAGTAAAGGACAGTGACCTGGAATTACTGAAACAGTTGTCTGACCTGAAAATGTGAAAAAGTTTACAAAAATTTTATTTGAATAACAGGTATAAATCTGCTATAGTATTCTATGTTGGTTAAGTTGATTATTATTCGTTCCCATATATAAGAATGATAGGTTCTCAAAAGAAAGAAGAGGAAGAAAATTGCGTAAAAAATCACATATTTTATTAGCAAGATACCTTGCGGATCAGATGCAGACCACAGCAAGCCTGCAGTCTCACAGAAAGGCTTTCTGTCTGGGCAGCATTCTGCCGGATATCAAACCGTCCTTTATCACCAGAAGGCACGAGTTCTACGGAACATTTGAAGATGTCAAGAACCGGATGAAAGAACTGGCAGATATCAGACCGGATGAGAGTAACCAGAGAGTTTACTGGCGGCGGTTCGGCGAAGTGATCCACTATATGGCGGATTATTTTACCTTTCCTCATAACAAAACATATACAGGAAGCTTCAGCCAGCATAATCATTATGAGAAAGTACTTAAGAACAGACTGAAAGAATGTATACAGCAGGGAGAAGCATATGCATATCTGGAACCGGCCATCCGCTTCGCTGATTTCTCCACCCTGATCGATTATATCGAAGCTACTCATGAGAAATACCTCAACAAGCTCCGCAGCGTGGAAGAGGATATCCGCTTTATCCTGAATATGTGTTTTCAGGTAGTGCAGGGACTGATACAGATCTGTATTGGTAATAAGAACTTTGCAGGAGCCATTCAGGCAGCCTGACAGAGATACGCTAAGAATACAGGAAGGCTGTGTGGAAATCATATCCGCACAGCCTTCCTGCATTCTGAAACATATCTTCCTCACTGCTTGTTGCTTTTCGCAACTTCTGCAGGGGGACTTACTTGATTCGGTTAAAATGTGACAAAAAAATGAATTTTGGTCAAATCTGGAATTTACCTGCCCTGAGCTGTTGATTTCAAAAAATGATTATGCTAGAATAAAACAGGTTAATATTTCGGGATAATTCACTTATGAAATAACATAATAATGTGAAAAGTAATTTAGACAGTATGCCCTTATAAACAGGGGGTAAGGACATGCTCACAGTAAGAAGGGAGCAATTTAGATATATGAAAAACAAGTATCTTACCAGATTCTTATGTCTGACATTGATGTCAGGAATGGTATTATCCGGTCCTGCGTCCGTACTTGCAGCAGAGGATACTGCTGCGTATACAGCAGACGGTTCTGATTTCAGCGATTCCGGTGATTTTGATTCAGGATCAGAGGATCCGGCGCCGGCAGATCCGACTCCTGCAGAGCCAACACCTGCGCCGGTAGATCCGACACCTGCAGACCCGACACCTGCACCGGTAGATCCGACACCAACACCTGCAGAGCCAACACCTGCACCGGCAGATCCGACTCCGACACCAACAGATCCTACTCCGACACCTGCGAATCCTACACCAACACCGTCTTCACAGATTACGAAGGCAGCCCAGGATGTGATCGACAGAATCAAAGAGTTGAACGCACAGACCATCACGCTGGAGAAGAAAGCCACTGTTCAGAGCATCCGCACTGCATATAATGCCCTGTCTGATACAGAGAAGGCACAGGTTTCTAATTATAATCTGCTGGTTCAGGCAGAAGCGACTATTGCTCAGCTGGAAGCGCAGAAGAACAATGCGAATACGAATAATCCATTTACGAGTAATACCAGTGCTGCACAGACCGGAACTCCGGTATATTATGCGTCCAATATCCACGCAGGTAAGGATTTCTATCTGGACAGCCTGAAGAATAACTACAATCTGACCTTCTCAGATGATTTCGCTTCTGTTATGGATGAGATCGAGAAGGAATATAAAGAGAAGAACAAAGTAGCAGATGCCAGCGATGTAAACGGCAGCAAGACCACCACATCTGCAGACAGTCTTCTGGTAAGAAACTGGCAGGATATCCTTGCAGTCTATGTATATCAGCAGAGCCAGGACGGAAAAACAGAATTTACCCTGGATTCTTCCTGCAAGAAAGACCTTGCGAAAATCTTTGCAGAGATGAACCCGATCGTAAGGGACAAGCAGGATATCACTCACGTTACATACGCTAATCGTAAAATCAACTACTATATTAAGAAAAATAAAATCGCAAAAAAGGATCGTACGATCCTTAAGAAATATGTGGAGACAGACTGCAAACTCCTCTGCGCGGTAGTAACAGCTGCCAACGGTTTTGTCCGCGAGAGTGTAGGGGATGATGTTTCCGAGGAAAGAGTAAATGTTATTTCCGCAGCCTATTCACTGGTTGGTAAAGTCGGTTACTTCTGGGGCGGCAAATCCACAGTGATCGGTGAAGATCCAGGCTGGGGAACCAGCGAGAAGGTATCAGCCGAGGGAAGCAAGAGCACCGGAACCATCCGCGCATACGGACTGGACTGCAGTGGTTTTGTCACCTGGGCAGTGATCAACGGATATCAGGATAAAGCAATGCAGGAAGCTGTAGGTGACGGAACTTCCGATCAGTGGGAGAAAGCAAACGTGGTAACTGAGGCAGATGCACAGCCCGGAGATCTGGTGTTCCAGAAAGGACCGGAAGCAGGAAGCGATAATCATGTAGGTATTCTCTGCGGTAAAACAGACGCAGGTGACTGGATCGCAGTACACTGCTCCTCCGGCAAGAATGGAGTAACAGTAGGCGAAGCATACAGTGCAAGCTTCCGTTACATCCGCCAGCCATCCTTCTACCCGACACAGGAACAGGTTCAGGAAATGCAGAGCAGCAGTACGGTAAGCACAACAACAGGTGATGCAGCAGCTTCCACAGGAACAGATATCTTTTCTGCAAATGTGACAGTAAGCAATACTCTGCAGGATGCGATGAAGTCAAATACTTCCGACTCAACAGGATTCACAACATTGGAATCCACTGAGAAGACTTCCATCCTTCCGGATAAGATTGATCTGTCAAAAGAGAAAGTCGCTGTATTTAAGGCAAAATAAAATGTATAAAAGAAGAGAAAGTCATACAAAAAAGTCTGGCTTTCCCTTCTTTTTTCGTGTATAAACTTTTTTATCTGTTAACTTAAACGGTTAAGTAAAACTGACGAATTTGCTTATTGGTCTGCGGAATATGCTTCAAAAACGAAAAAAATATTCAAAAATATGGAAACCCCTGGAGAGTACAAAAACCTGTGAGTAGATGGATATTTATATCATCAAAAGCATATTCGTTGAAGTAGGAATGGAACATAAAAGTTTATAATTTTTTATAAGTTTTCAGTAACGGTGTCATTAATCTATATGAAGGGATTTGAGAGAGATACGATCATGTATGAAAAAGGTCAGGAAGCTGAACGCAAAAATACAGAAAGGGAACGTCAGAGAGCGGATTTTGCTGAAAAAGAAAAAATAAAGGCCCCAAAAGAGACAACAGAAGCACTTAAAAGAGTAGCTGAACTGGAGAAGATTTTGCAATGTAAAACTACGGAGGGTAAATAAGATTATCTTAAGATAGCCACAGACTGGCACCCATCCAGCCTGCGGCTTTTTCACCCACTATTTTTGAGTTGACTTTTTGGCACATTGCGCATATACTAACAGTAGCTAAGGAATGTGGTGAGATTCCTTGAAGCAAAACAAAAACCCTCAGAGTGCCAGCTCTGGGGGCTTTCTTGCTCGTTACGGTGAGCTATTCCGTTTAGACTGTTGCTGTCTATCGTCTGCTGTCCAGCCATTTGCATATGTAGTAGCTAACTACGCCTGCTATAACAGAGACAAGAAATGTGGTGAGAATTTCTTCCATGGAGTCCACCTCTTTTCTGCTGGAGGTTCGACAGCTTTTTGAGTATAACATGTTTTAGAACAAATTGGAATAGTAAAACCTGGCATGAGTTAACTGATAGAGGCAGTTAGGGGAGAACCCTCTGCCGGGACTGGTATTAATACTGAACAGATCTGGCGGGGTCGCACCCCAATGTGGTCAACTTAAGCCCAGAATGCTGAAAATTCAACGATTCTGGGCTTATATTCTGGATTTTTTTATATAAATATCTTGACATA